CATCACCTGATGTCGAACCGTATCCTCAAGATCAAGATCGTGCGTTCCGTGCGGACGCGGACGGCCACGGGCGGCTATACGCAGGTGGAAGCGCCGATTCCCGGCTCGCCCTTCCCGGCGCGCGTCTTCCGCGTCTCGCAGACGACCATCAGTAGGGACGAAGCGCAGCCGGCAACGGCGACGCTCGACGTAATGCGGCGCCTCAGCATCTTGAACCCGAGCGCGGCGGTGCAGGTGAATGACATCGCCTACATCCCCTCGGACAGCGCGCCGGGGGCGATGGAGCGGGCGAAGATCATCCGCCTGCGAAGATATAGCGACCGCGTGCAATGCGACCTGGAGACAGGCGTCGAGCAGGGAATTGTATGAGCGTCGAAGGCGACACACAGCGGGTGCTGGCAAGCCTCGCAGCCTATCAGGAGCGCATGATGCTCCGGGCACAGATGGCGATGCAGGAAGTGATGACCGCGCTCGAAGGCTGGGCGAAGTCCGAGCATTCCTATACCGACCGCACGGGCAACACGACGAACAGCATCAAGGGGCAGATCGCGGAAGTGAGCGCGGAGATCGTGCGCGGCGTCCTGTCTGCCGGCATGGATTATGACGTCTTCCTGGAACTTGCCCATGAAGGCAAATGGGCTTTTCTGTGGCCGACGGTGATGAACCATCGCGATGATATTCTCGCGATCATCGAGCGGCGCATGAACGGGGAAGGGGAAGCGACATGAGTCAGGCCCTCCGAACCGCCATTGTCAGCCGAATCGCCATTGATACGTCCCTCACCGCGCTGCTCGCCAAAGACCCGGCGGACGGGACTTCCCCGGCGGTCTTCAATGTCAACAAGAACCAGGCCCCTCCTGTCTATCCGTGCCTCACCTACCGGATCGAAATGGCGAACCCGGATAAGCGCTTCCGCCCTGTCCCCGCCGGCAGCGGCCCGTCCACGATCGAAGATTACTACCTGGATTTCGAGGGCTGGAGTCAGGCAGACGACTCGGCGGACTGCGACACGATGCTCGCACGTCTCGACGCGCTGCTGGAAAACGCGACCTTCGCCCTCGCCGATGGGAGCAATGTCTTTCGGAGTGAGCGCATCTCCGCCAAGCCCGACCTGTACGACAACAAGCTCAACGCCTGGTACCTGCTCGCTCGGTACCGCTTTCGTGTCTCTCTGCCGGGATGACCCCGGCGATCACCGCCCGCTTTTTCCGGCCATCTTCATTACTGGAAGATGGCCTTTTGACTGCCAAAGGAAACCCCTGAATGTCTACTCAGAACCATATCTTTAGCTCCGGCGTGCTGCGTGTCGGCGCGCCCGGTGCAACCCCTCTCGCGACGGACGGCACCACAACCGTGGGAAACGTGGAGAATATCTCGGTCGCCGTCAGCTTTGACCGCAAGGAAGTCAACGAAGCGGCTCAGGTGTCCCGATTCGCGGTCGATAATGCGGACTCCGGCGGCAAGGCGAGCCTCAAGATGAGCAACAAGGACTTCAACCGCATCCTGCTTCCATACCTCGCGGGCATGGCGAAGACGACGGGCGGCTCCGTGGACACGTTCACCCTCTCGGCCACGAGCGTCCCGCAAGCCTGCCGCGTCGAGATCGACTGCCAGGACAGCGCCGGGAAGAACGTCAAGGTCGTCGCTCAGGAGGCGAAGGGCAAAGGCGTTGACCTCGGGGCGAAAATCCAGGACTTCGCGGATAACTCGTTCGAATTCGATGTCTACCCCGACGCCAGCAACAACATCCTGACCATCGCGATGGATCAGTAATTCCGCGCTGCGAAATCGATCTGGCATTTGGCGGGCAGGCGTGATACAATGAGTCTATGAGACTCAAATACCTGCCGCTGCTCGCCTTCCCCCTGGCCGCCTGCTGGCTTCTGGTGCACTTCGCCGCGCCGCCGGCGGCGTCCTTTCCGTCCAGAGTTCAGTCGCCCCTTAGAAGGGTACCTTCGGCCCGACTTCACACGGCGACGAGAGTCTACTTTATGAATCCACAACTCACGATTAGCGGCGCCCTGGTGGCTGTCCCGCTCACGACGATGGGCAATGGCCCCGGCGGCACAAGCTGCGAGAGCGCGGGCTTTCAGATCGTCGATAGCGCTGGAACTGTCGTCGCCTCTTCGGCCAGCTTGCCCGGCTCGGGCGCTTCGGTGACTGCCGGGAATTTTACCGTCCACAACCTCGGCACGACCGGAACCATCGGCGGCGACAGCTACTATAACCTCTCCATCCAGGCGCTCTCCGGGGCAACGGCAGCGACCGGCTATGCGTTCGAGCAGATCGTCGGCGCGGGGACGGATACCGCCTTCGGCCTGTTCGACGTGGTGGCGCTAACTCCGCCGACGGCCCCCGCTGCGCCGACCTTTACCGGCGTGACTTCCTCGGGCATCGGCGTCGTGATCCCGGCGCTCTCCGGCGGAGCGACCTCATACAACCTGCAGCGCGCCCCGGACGACCTCGGGGCACCCGGCGCATGGAGTACCGTCTCCGATGGGGTCACACCCTCGGCGACCTATACGGACAATGAGAGCGGCGCGGGACTGACGCCGAGTACGACCTACTTTTACCGCCTGCAGGCCGTCAACGGCGGCGGCACGACGGACGGCCCTCCGGCCAGCCAGGAAACGGAGGCGCTGACGACCACGAGCGTTCCCCTGCACCTGTTCTCCTCCGGCGTCCTGACCGCCAACTGGACGGACGCGGAAAACAATCCTCAGTCGGAGGTGTTCGCCCGGCTGCAGAACATTAGCCTCTCGATAGGATGGACGCGCAAAGAAGCGTGGGAGTGTGTCAGCACGTCGGTCTTCCCGGTCGATTCTGCCGACAGCGGCGGCAAGGCCACTCTCAAAGCGGAAACCGCCTCCATCTCCGCCGTGACACTGCAGCAGCTCATAGCGGCGGCGCTGACCGGCACGAACCCGATCACGGCGACGCTCGGCGATTCCGTCGAACTGCCGGCGATGGAGGTCACGCTCGCGGCCACGGCCAGCAGCGGCAAAACCGTGACGCTGACCGCGAACGTCGCCAAAGCGAAGGGTGTCGAACTGGCGCTCAAGCAGTCCGACTTCGCCACGACCGATTTCCAGCTAGACCTTTACCCCGACGATGACGACGATATTTTGACCATCGCCTTCACGAACTGAATCCTCTTTTAAGGAGAACCTCTGCACAATGTCTACGCCTCTGTGCGAAGCCCTGGCGAAGCCCCAGCGCGTTCCGTTCGGCGATCACGAGCTTCTCATCCACCCGCTCGACTTCAACGACATGGCCGAGATCGAGGAGAAGGCCGGGGTCACGATGGACGATCTCGACCTGCTCGCGTTCCTGAAGCCCGTGCGGCATCAGCGGTTCTTCTTCTGGCTGGCGCTGCGCAAGGCCGACCCGAACCTCACCCGCGACGAGCGAGCGCGGGGCGAATATAAGATGACCGAGCGCGAGGCGGGCTTTATCCTCAAGTCTTCCTCCTCGCCTCAGCAAAACGCCCTGATGAATGCTATCTTCCAGCTTTCCGGTCTGACCAAAACGGACGGTACGGAGCCGGAGGCGGGGGAAGGCCCGGCGGAAGCGAAGACGCCTTCGGCTTCCGCCGCCTGATCGCCTTCCTCAAGCAGCGCTGCGGGATGACGTGGGCCGAGATCGGACGCACGACCCTCCCGCAGGCGCGACTCCTGCTCAATGAAACGCCGCACGTGGACGGCCATATCCAATCTTCCCACGCCGTCTGCGAAACACTGATCGCCATTGCTGAGGCGGCCGGGATGGTCAAGCGAAGCACGGGCGCGAAGCCCTCACCGCCGACAAAAGCCGCGGAGACGCCGCCCGCAAAAGTCTATGTCCCCGAGTTGCAGGCGGCCATCGAAGCGCGCGCCAAAGTCCTGGCTGCGGAGATAGCCCGGACCATGCAGCACTCTGAGTAACGAAACCCCATGCCTGAGTCATCCGTCAATCTGGGCAGCATTAATGTCGATGTCGGTCTGAAGACCGGCGGACTAACGGCGGGCGTCGCCACGGTCACGAAAGCGGCCAGGACGATCAAGACCGCGCTCGCCGAGATCGACGGCGCGAAGGTCGGCGAGAAGATGGCCGCGAGCCTCCCGAAAGTCGGGACGATGCTCGCGGGCGTCTCCGCCGGGATCGCCGCCGTGGGCTTGACCGCCGTCAAAATGGCGGGTGACTATCAGGCCTCGATGACGCGCATCGGCAATAACACCACCATGACGAATGCCCAAATCCAGCAAATGCGGGATACGGTCATTAAATTCGGCAAGGAATCCGGAGCCTCGTTCGACGACCTGGCCGAAGGGTTTATGCATATCGCCAACTATGGCTACAAAGGCGCGGATGCGGTCAATATACTTCACGAGGCAATGAAAAGCTCAGTCGCGACAGGCGCGCTGACGGCAAATACTGCCAACGTCCTCGCAGGCGTGCTTCACGAATTTGGCATTAAGGCCACTGACGCGGGCAAGGCGATGAACGTTATTCATCTCGCGGCCGCAGCAGGAAATTCCGAACTGAATGACTGGACGGCAGCCGCCGGCAAAGCGTATGGGGTTGCTGCTAACCTCAAAATTCCGCTAACCGACGTTTCAGCGGCGATGAGCGCGCTCACACAGCATGGTTACGATGTCTATGATGCAGCCGTTCAGGTGACTGACATCATGCTGCATATGGTGCATCCGACCAAGCAGGCCAAAGACGAGATCGTCAAGCTGAAGAATGCTACCGGCATTGATCTCTCTCAGGCTTTTTCCATGGCAGGACTCGGAGCGCTTTCATTGAAGGGCGTTTTGGCTCTCGTTGCAAAAGCGACAAAGGGGAATGCCGCCGAAGTTTACAACCTCATCGGGGCCCAGCGTGGTGGCAGGGGCGCTATGTCCTTGATCGGTACTGCGGCAGATGATTATCGTCAGCGCCTCATCCAACTTTCTGAGGCTCAAAGCGGTCAACTTGACCCAACAACGGTCGGCTATACCCGGTCACTCAAGACGCTCAATAACGAGATCGCGCGGGCGGCGAACGAGATCCGGGCGGACTTTATTCCCGTCGGCATGAAGCTGATGCCGGTCTTCCAGGACGCCATCCCGCTCATCCGAACGACCGCGTCCGTGCTCAGTACCCTGCTCGACGACTTTGCGGGCCTGCCGAAGCCGATCCAGGAGACGACGATCGCCATCGGCGCGCTGTCGTTGGGGGTGAAAGCCCTCGACATCGGACTCGGCATCGGCGGCGGCGCGGGGCTGATCGGCGGCCTGACGAAAGTTAAAGAACTGATGGCGGTTACGCCGTCTTCGGGAACACTGGGCGAAATCCTCCTCGGAGGAGGCTCGGTGGCGAGCGTCGGACTCCTCGCCAAGTTGGGAGCGCCGCTGAACTGGGCAGTAGGTGGGGATATGGCAGGGGCGGCAGTTCTTCCGCGCCTGTTGGGGGGGGCGTTGCCGCTCGCGGGCGTCGGAGCCGGAATGCTCGGCGACGGCTATCTGGGTTACAAGATCGCCGGTCAGCAGTTTGCCAAAAGTAACGCCGCCGGGCGAGGACTTGCAACAGTAGACCTCTCACCCTATATCGACAAAATGGCATCGATCCGGCGCGCGCATCCCTCGGACTACGCCAACCGCCCGGATTACCAAACCGCGCTAGATATGTTCGACAGGATGGGCGGGAAATATGGTCGCCAACAATCCACGGAGGGTGCAGGGAACACCTTCGTTGCCGCGATGGCAAAGCACATCGGAGAGGCGACGGGCATTCAGTGCGGTGCGGCGGTCACGAAGGCCCTGCACGAGGCGGGGTTCACCGGCACAGCCTCCTCGCTGGCAAAAGCGGCCATCGCGAACCCCTCGCGGCGTCTGCATCCGAACGCGCCCTTCGGCGACCTGCCTCCGGGCACGATCGTGTATTTCCCCGGCCATGGCGGCTCGGTGGGGCGTGACCCCTCGGAGCATTTCGGCGTCGCCGGCGGCATCGGCGCGGGCGGACTGCAGACGATCCTCGAATCCACAACGGCGGGCGGGCACGGTCGGCACTATCAGGACAGCCGGACACTTGCGCAGATCGCGGCGGAGCATGGCGGGCGGTATTACGCCTTCTCACCCGGCACGGCTGCGGGGAAGGCCCCGGCGGCGGCGGGAGCAGGCGGCGGGGGCGCGGCAGCCTCTATCGATCCGGCAGCCCTGGCGGACCTCAAGAAGCGCGCGTATGACCTGACGCACAGCGATTACGACAATGCGCGTTACGATGCCGGGCAGCAGTACGCCGCCGACAAGAAGGTCGATCCGAAGCTGGCGATGGCGACCTATCAGGCGTCCCTGAAAGAGATCGCCAAAGAACAGGCGACGGCTCAGGCTCAGGCGCTGGCGAAGCTCAAGGCGCACCATGCCGAGGTCGAGAAGCAGATCGCCGCGCATAACAAAAAAGTCGCCGCGATGGTGGGCGCCGAGCTTTCCGCTGCAGACAAAGCGCAGAGCGCCAGCGCAAAGTTCATCACCGACTCCTGGCAAGCGCAGTACACGCAGCAGGAGAGGGACGCGAAGGCCCATGCGGCGGCGTTGGCAAAGTCGCAAAAAGAAGGAATCAAAGACCTGTCCGCGCTCGCCGGAGCAGACCTGAAGGCGGGCACGTTCAGCACCGATCTCAGCCCCTATGACGGGAGCCTGCCTCCGCAGAGGCGCGGGGGGAAACAGACCCTCGCACAGCGCGACGACGACGGCTTTTCCTGGATCGGAACCTCGATCACGGACAGCCTCGAAAAAGGCGCAGAGAAGTTCAAGAATTTTCACTCGTTCTTCGCCGAAGAGACGGTCAGCATGGAGAGCATCTGGAAAAGGGCGATCACGCAGATGATTCTTGATTGGGGGATGCTGCAGCTTGCAGGCGTCTCCGGCGGCGGCTTCGGGGGCATCTTCAAGCACCAGATCGCGCAGAGCGGCGGGGCGAACCCGCTTGGGATGCTGGCGGGCCTCTTCGGACATCACGGGAGCGGCACGGGAGCTTCAGCCGGCGGCGCAGCGATCCCGACTGATCCGGGTATGGGCGGAGCTAAGGGCAGCGGCGGCGCGGGCGGACTGGGGAGCATTCTCGGGATGGGCAAACTGATCCCCGGACTGGGCGCGGCCATGCCGTGGGTCGCCGGAGGCCTGGCGCTGAACTCGCTTCTCGGTAATCCCCTGAAGAAATTGTTCCACTTCGCGGGCGGCGGGATCGTTCCGGGGGTCGGCCATTCGGACTCGGTGCCGGCGATGCTGACGCCGGGGGAGCGGGTGCTGACGAAAGAGCAGCAGCGCGGCCTCGGTGCATCCCGCCCGATCACCATTAACCATTACGGCGACAATCACGGCATTGACGATGTGGCAGCCATGCATCAGGCGATGGCCTGGCACGTCAAGAGTGCGCTGTCGGTCGTAACGCCGGGGGTTTGATATGGCCTATCTCCTTCAATTCAACGGATACACGCTCCCCTCGACGCTGATGCCTAACGGGGGTCAGCGGCAAAGCGACCTCGGCGATCAGGAGCTTCCGCGCGCGGACGGCGCGAGCGTGCAGCCCGCGCGTCGGCGCTCTCGCCCCCTGAGCGTACAGGGGTCGATCACCGCAGCAACGGCGGACGCCCTGGAGAGCATCCTCGACGACCTGGAGAGTGCGTGCCAGACGCCGGATGGCCCGGCGCAGCTTTTCTTCGGGCGGGATGACCGGTACTACCTGGCCCAGGTGCAGCAATACTCGGCGGCGTATTCCGAGGGGCTGACGTGGGGGCTGTTTGCGACGGTGCAGATCGGCTTCTTCGCCCAGCAGCCGGATGCTTACGGGATAACGCCGGTGACGGCGAGCGTTTCGACTTCCGCGAGCAGCCTCACGCCCTTGGGGGATGCGCCGACATTGCCGGCGTGGACGATTACCATCGGCAGTGCGGGGACAGGGCCAATCACGCTGACGAATTCGACGACCCTGGAGACCTGCACGCTGACGCCGGTCAGTGGATCGTTCGGCGCGGGGGACGTGCTGGCACTCGCCCGCGACGGCTATACGGTCACGCAGAACGGAGCCGCCGCGTTCGGCCTTCTCGGGGGACGGATGCCGCGCCTGATGCCGGGGGCGAACTCGCTGAGCCTCACGGCAGGCGGGACGGCGACGATCAGCAGCGCGAGCGTGACGTATACGCCCCGGTGGGCCTGATCTTTAACAAAACGACTCTTTGCGCGCGCTTTACGCATTTTTTACGCACGCTTTACGCTTTAACCCATGCCGACACCCTTCTTTGACATCGAAGCGCGCTTTTTCTCAGCCTCGACGGGCCTGCGCCTAGCGGTCAGCCCCGACGACATCCTGGCGATCTCGTGGGAACTGACGGATGCGGGCGGGACGTCTCAGATCACCTGCAGCCTGGCGCGTCCCTTTGACGACCTGAGCTGGACGGTGCAGGGCGGGGACACCATTGAGATATGGGCGCTCGGGACGGGCGAGACCGCGCCGCGCTGCCGGGGGCAGGTCGGGCAGTACGAAAAAGTCCTGGGACTGAAAGAGAAGTACGTCCTCACCAGTTACGGCCGCATGGCAGACATGAACCATGTGCTGCTCGACCGTGTGGCCTGCATTCCCGGCGGGGCGGATCTGTCTAAGTTCGTGGCGCAGATCGCGGACGATTACGCCGCGCGGCGGCCGTCCTTGAGCTTTGTGCGAGACATTGAATTCGTCAACGTGAGCCTGGAGACGCTGACACAGGCGAATGCGACGGCGCGGGCGGCGACGGATGAGATCATCAGCCAGGCGGCAGGGAACGCCGTCTGGGGCTGGGACATCGACCCGGCGACGGGCCTCGACCGATTTTACCTGCGCCCGAAGACGGCGGCGGTGCAGGCGCAGTTTTTCGTGGGGGCGACGGTGACGATGCTGTCGAGTCCGCGCGAGATGCAGGACATGGTCAACGCCATCAAGATTCAGGGCGGGGCTGCGCGGTATCCGAACCTCCTGACTAACGGCGGTTTCGAGGCACCCACGGTGCCCACCGCGCAGGCAGGCGACCTGCTGACCGAGGGCGGCTTTGAAGACCCCGGCACGTGGAATTACACGGGCGGGGCGACGCGCAACCAGGCGGATAACACGCCGGGCCATCAGACGCCCCACACAGGGCAGTGGCAGCTTCTGCTCGATCATCCGGACGAAGAGGCATGGCAGGAGATCGCCGCTGCGGTGGGTCAGCCGTACACGGCGACGCTGTTCTGCGCAAGAGAAAACGGGACGTATGCCTGCACCGGGCGATTGGTGATCGAGGGCAGAGACGGCAGTGGGGGCAGCGTCCTGGAGAGCTACGCCCTGCCGCTTGCTCCCCCTTCAACAGCCTGGACGGGCGGCGAGGGCAGTACGGTGCTGGCCGGGGACGGCCTCTCCCTGCCGTTCACGTTTTCGGACTCCTCCATCTCGATCATGCGGGTGCGGCTGATCGGCGACACGGTGACGGACGACCACGCGAGCGGACTGCTGATCGACGACGTGGCCGTGGCCCCGGCGGGGGTGGCGGCGCAGACGGGCTGGATCGCCTACCGACACGACACGGGCGACCCCGAGAACGCCTTCGCGAACCTTGACTGGGCCTGCGGAGGCGCGGCGTGGGAAGGCAGTTACGGCGTCCGGGCGGACGTAAAAGCGTCGGGAACGCTGGCAGGCGACTTCCCGCAGCCGTTCCCGGAGATCGACCCGTTCCCCGGCCAGGACCGGGGGCAGAAGGGCAATCATTTCACGCCAGCGCCCAACCAGAGCCTGCGGGCGCTGGCGCGGGTGCGGATGACGCCGGGGCTGAACTCGGCGGACGGCAAAGCCTACATCACCTATAACGAGTGGCACAGCGACGGCAGCGGCAGTCAGTACGGCGTCGCCGGCTTCGACATCCCCAATGATGGCGTGTGGCATCTGCTATCCCTCGACTCGTCGGCGCACACGGATGCGGCTTCGGCGATGACCACGGTCGGCTTTGCCCTGAGCGGCGTCTACGATGTGGACGGGGTGGAATGCCGGGATGCGGCGGCGACGGCAGGCATGACCGACGACGCGCTGCTCGACCCCATGCAGGCGGGTTTCCTGCGAGGCAGCAATTTCGAGCGGTACGTGACGGCGGAGCAGCTTTGCGCGGAAGGCTCCGATGCGGCGAATTCCTACAGTATCTACGGGCGGCAGGAGGCGGTCGTCAGCAACGCGCAGATCGTGGATTGGACGCCGGACGCGCAGTCGTGGGCGGCGGCCTATCTGGACCGTTCGGCAGTCCCGCTCGACCGGCCTCAGGTGACGCTCTCGCATGAGCCGTCTCAGATTCCAACGCCCGGCGCGGGCAGCCAGGTGCGCGTCTCCGGGACTGCGGCGGCGGATGTGCAGGACTGGTGCGGCAAGGCGACCTATACCTGGGGCGAGACAAGGCTCGGCGTGGTACTGGAACTCGACAGTGAGCGCCCCACCTGGGCGAAGCTGCTGTCGAGCCTCAGCGTCGGGGTGAGCGGCAGTACGTCGAGCGTTGGGGCTTCGGGCGCAGGCGCGGGACTCGGCGGCGGCACAGGGACGCCGGCACAGGCGGCGATTGCGATCACGGACGGCACGACATCGCTCTCGGGCATCTCGACGCTCTCGATCAGCGGCGCGACGGTCGCCCTGGATTCCGGCGACACTACGGACGCGACGGCGGATATCACGATCACCGGCGGCAGTGGGGCATCTCCGGCGACGGCGACGGCCTCCGGCACGGTCAAGACGGACGTCACGGCGACGGGGCCGGTCGTCTACCTCAAGGCCAGCACGGATACCCTGCTGGCGGAGAAAGAGTCCTCCCTCGGCAATCCTGGGACGGACGGGTACCTGCTGTCCTCGACGGCGGCGGGAGTAAGGTCGTGGGTTGCGCCGAGCGGCGGCGGAGGCGGAAGCGGCGGAGGCGCGGCGGCATTCCTCCTGAGTGCAAACGCGACTCTGCCCTCGGCGGATATGGCGGTCACGCTCTACGTCTACCTCAACACCTCGAGCGTCTCGACCTACACCGTTTCACCGTTCGGCACTGACACGATCTACGACTACGCGAGCGGCTTTCGCGTGGGCGGTGTCTATTCGGTCGGCCCTGGCGCGAGCGTGCAGATGATAAACGACGGAAGCAGCAAATGGTACGTAATCCCCTGATGCAAAATAACCCTATCACCCTGGCGGCCATTTTCGGGGCCTTGTGCACCCTCCTGATGCACACGCCGGCGGCGTTCCGGACGGACCTCGGCGTCCTGGTGTTTTTTGTCGCGCTGGACACGATCACCGGGCTGCTGACCGCGCTGGTATGCCGCGCGGCATCGAGCCATAAACTGCGGACACAGCTCATCAGCAAAAGTGTGCAATATGCGATCTTCGTCGGCGCCTGCGGGGGCGTGAGCGTGCTGCTCGGAAGCTGGGTCGTGGCCTGCTGGGGCGCGTTCGCCCTGATCGCCATTGAATTCCAGTCGCTGCTCGAAAACCTCGCAAGGCTCCAGGAGCATGGGGGCTTTCGTCTCGGCCCGCTCGCCAAGGCCGTCTCGCTGATGAGTGCATTTTTTAGTGTGACCGCGCCGGTTTCGATCTCGAATAAAAACAACAATCTCGAAAACGAAAGGTAAATCTATGAACCTCCTCCAATTCCTCGCGAGCGCGATCGTGTCGCCGATCGCCAATGCCATTGCTCAGAACGCGAATAAGGCTCTGTCCTGGTCCGCGCGCCAGCTTGAAGGGACCGCGACGGGGGCCGCCATCGCGCAGGCCGCCGCGCCGGTCGTGGACCAGGAGGCGGATGCGCTCGCCATATCTGCCGCGACCACGATCGGCAACGCGGCCGCCGGCGGCAAGCTCTAGGAGTTATATCGCTAAAATAAGCGATATAACTGTCAAGCCCGAAAGGAGCCAGTCACTTATCTGTGGCAGGCTCCTTGATTTTTGCGCGTGAGAACGGATTATGAACCTTAAAATTAAATGGATTACGCTCGGCAAGCGCCTGCTTTTCGCCATGGCCGTCGCCGGCTATCAGGCGTTTGCGAATGGCGGAAATACCTCGATCCATGCGCTCCTGGTGAGCGCGGCAGTGGGGCTTCTGGCGGCGACCCTGGTGGCCACCGAATCGTCGGGCATCCTCCGGCCGTCCGCTCCGGGGCAGGCGTCTCTCGTGGGCGCGATCTGCGCGGGGCTGATAGCCATTGCGACCGCGCCGGCGTCCGCGCGCAAAGCGGCGATCAGCCAGGCCATCGCCGACGCCAGGCCTTTCATTGTCGCTGAGGTGAAAGCTGAACTCGAAAAGACAGGCTCGTACCAGATGACGCCGGGCGGACTGGTCAGCTTGCGTCAGGCTGGCGCACCCGGTGGCAACAGCGCCGGGCCTCTCGCGTCCGCTGCGCCATTCGGCGATGTGGGCGCGGCGGCCATCCGCGCGACCGGCGGCAACCAATAGCCGTGCGCCCGGCGCTCAATAATTCTGCTTGCTTCTGGACCGCCCTGCTCCTGCTGATGCTGGAGGGGGCGGCTTTGTTTTCGAGGGTATTCCCATGACACGCACGCCAGTCAATCATTTTCCCGACCTGTCTCATTTTGAGCCGATGGTTGATTTCCACACCGTGGCCGCCGCAGGTATCCCACTCGTGATTACCAAATGCAGCGAAGGGGTCGGTTATACCGATCCGACCTATCAAGCTTATGCCGAGCGGATCCGGAGCGTCGGCCTCATCCTCGGGGCCTATGTGTTCGAGGATGCCGCCGCCGCGCCCCCGCAGATCGCGCATTTCCTCAGCACCGCCCATCTCCAGAAGGGCGACCTGCAGCCGGTCGTCGACGCAGAAGCCCTGGGCCTGACGCGGCAGGAGACGTTCGACGCGCTCTATGACCTGGAGGCGAGGGGGTACGAGCCGATTTTGTACTGCAATATCGCGTTTTGGGCGGGGCTGGGATCGCCGGTTCGCTGGCGGCTGTGGCTGGCCGCATATCGCGACGATCTGCCGGACCTGCCCGGCTGCATCAGGCTTTTCGCCTGGCAGCACACAGATCATGCGCGCTGCCCCGGCGTGGGCAAGCCCTGCGATATGAGCTATCTGTACGTGACGCCGGACGAGCTGCAGGCGCTCAGGATTAAATAGAGGCGTCCTTTGTGGCTCCCTTTGCGGGAACGGCTTCGGCGGCGGCGACGGCTTCGGCGGCGGTGGGGCAATAGGAGAGATTATGCGGAACTTGAGACAATTCGGACTACTGGCGGCGATATTGTGCCTGCTGGCGACGGTGGCAGGAGGGGCGAAAGCGCAGGGGGCAGGAACCCTTGTCGGGTCGCCTGCATATGCTACATCATCCTCCATCAGCAACACGGATAACGCGGGCAGTTTTGGCGAGGCCATCACTTTCAACGGCACAAGCCAGTACGTAACGGTTCCCGGCTCGACCTTTGCGTTCGTGGGTGGCATCGGGACGGCGGAATGTCGTGTTCGGACGACCTCGGCATCAGGCACACAGGTTTTCATGTCCTATTCGACCGACGAGGCGCTGACGACAGGAGGCTCATGGTACATCGGTATTAGCAGTAGTGGAAAGGTCATCGCGGTTGTGGATGGGTTCGATTCTGGTACGTCCTTTGGGGGAACGGCGACGATCAACGACGGCGTATGGCATCATGTCGCACTGGTGATGACGGGCGGCACGTCCGCCACGCTCTACGTCGATGGGGCAGCGGCGGGCAGCGCGACCGGAACGTATAATGCGGGCACGACGAAATTTTACAGCACAATCGGCTCCCTCGAATACTCGAACACGGCAACGCCGGTCTACGGTTTCTATTTTGCGGGGAGCCTTGACGAGGCTGTGATGTGGTCAACCGCGAAATATTCCACCACGTTCACTCCCGCCACTGCCCCTTACACGAGTGGGACTACTGGATTGGTCGGACTCTACCATTTTGACGGGGACGCGAACGATAGCAGCGCTTCTTCCCCCTCTACATTCGCATACTCGAATGCCGCGTTTTCGTATTCACCGGACAACTGGTACCAGGGCGGGTCGTATGCGCAAGCTGATTCAGCCGGGGCAGATGTCGATGTCAATTTTACCGGCACGACGTTCTCCGCGACGTTTGATACTTCTCCGCTGACCACGGCCAGCATCGCCGCGCCGAGTACGTCCAGCCCTGCTGCGATGTCCGTGCTCCCGTCCGTTGCCAGCGACCCGGTACTTGTCTGCTATATCGACAATGGCCCGGCGATCTACGCGCAGGAGGCTTCGACGGTCGCTTTTGCAACAGGCTTAGCCTCGGGCAGTCACACAGCGCGAATCATGGTGGCTGAGACCGATTACGACGTAGACGGATGGAACACGCCCGTCATAGACCCGCGCTTTACCGGACTTGTGCTGGACAGCGGGGCTTCTGTCTCTGTTCCGACTGAACCTAGCGGAACTGCGATAGCGTTCGGAGACAGTATCCTGGAAGGGCTTCGGACACTCGGTATCAACAACTCCTACACTGACCAGGATGCCTCGCTGAGTTGGATATGGCCGGTTGAGCAATTATTCGGAGTGCGACTGGGCGTGATCGGATATGGCGACACGAATTTCAACATGGCCGGCCAGCGCAATGTACCGGGGCTGATAACAGCCTACGCATTGCACGACGCCAATCATAGCCGCCTGGTAAGCGGTCATTTTGCGCAAGTCCCTAATTATGTCTTTTGCGAAAATGGGGTAAACGGAACGCCTGCCCAATCGGACGTGACAACAACGCTCGAAGCGATTGCGACTGCCGCGCCGGGGGCGAAGTTAGTACAGATCGGCCCCTTCGCAGGAACGAACTATTCGACTGTGAAAGCAGGCACACTCGCAGCCGGGTGGCTGTTTGCAGATACGGCGGGTTCGGCGGGTATTCCCGGCCTCACGACGCTTACCGGTAATCCAACGAGACTGAGTTCCGGTGGCCTGCACCCGCTTGCACCACTGGGTTCGATTGAAACGTCAGGGGTGGCGATGGCAGCTATCGAGGAGGCGCTATCGCCTGCAACGTCGATCACCACATTCCAGCCTCGGAGGGGGCGTTAATCATGCGAACACTGAAAACATCTTTCCTGGCATTCTGCCTCTCGCTACTGTGCCTGAATGCCTTCGCCGCCGCAGTTACCTATCCCGGCCCACCGGCGACGGATACGAGTGGTACTGCCGTTACGAGCGGCGTGACGGATGCCATCGTCAGCGTGACCGATCTGGACGGCAATGCCATCTCCAGCCCCGGAGCCGTGGCGCACATCGCAGGCGGCAACCCTTCGGTCGTCTATGATGCGGCAGCGAAGGGCGAGGCATGGGTAACGTACTCCTTGACGGCCTCGGGCCACACGTTTGCAAATCAGACGCTCTTTTGCAGCGACGACCCGCAGACGATTGCGAGTGCGAATACGCAGGCAACATCTGCGGCGACAAGTTCCACGGCAAACGGCACAGCTATAGCGGGCATACCTGCAGCAGTTGCGGCCTACAACGTCGGCGGCACGGCAGGGACGCTCTCGCACAGCGCAGCGCAGGCGATCAGCGCGTCAATCCAGGGAGGGAGTTACCTCGCAGGGACGCTCAACACCGGGACGCATCAGCAGACGGTGACGTACTACCTGCCCGGCACGACACTCTCGGCGATGAATGCCGGCAGCGCAACGGTGATCGACACGGCGCTCGTCACCTACAACACCGGCAACACGGCGATTGTGAGCCGCGTCGATACGCCGGGAACATTCTAAGGGGGCCGTTATGCCAGACCCGAGCATGGGGCCGGACGCAGGCCCCGACCAGCAGCAGGAAGCGGCACAGGGGGATAGCGGCATACAACGAGACTGGGACATTTGCGCATCCCGAGCGCGGACCAATATCGAGAGTGGCTGCAGCAGCCTCGCCGCAGCCGCGACGCAGTACCTCTACGTGCAGATCAGCGCAGCCGACGCAGCGACCGGAGCAGCGCAGGACGTGACTGGCCTCGCGGTCAGCTTGGCGCTCACGACCGGGGCCAATCCGGGCACTTACGATTGGAGCGACGCGCAGTGGCTCTCGCGCAGTGTGGACGGCACGACCTGGGCGCGGCTGCTCGTGGAGGCGGGGACGCTAACAGCAGGGAGTTACTTCGTTTTCGTGCAGATCGCACCGGACGACGAGTTAATCATCCTGCAGGCGGGGACGATCAGCGTGTTCTGACTATATTCCCGCGCGCGATGCCAAGAGGTGTAGGGAGAGCCTCCAGCGCGCGAATTCGCCTATCCTGGCAACGCGTTATTCGTCAAGCCACTTGCGAATTATTGTGAATTTAGGCTGCCCGGAGATTTTAGCCAGCCCAACATAAAAAACGACGGGCCAATACCTGACGCTTACTACCGGTAAGGTTGGTTGTCCATAGAGTTCCTCCTCACTGATAATGGCGAGGGCGGTCCGGCGACGAGGGATAATGGATGATGATGGGCGCACAGGGGTCGATGGAGATATATTCGAGGACATTGCGCTCAATGAGCAGGTAGTGATCGAGCGTGCAGGACATCCGCCTGGCGCGCGAATCCTCACCGGCATTGTACGCGGTTTGGATCTCACGCAGCAGCAGCGTCGCCGCCCAGCATCTCGACCGTTCCCAAAACCAAAATCGAACACGCTTACCCAATCAAGGTTCCTCTGTGGTTATTATACCGTGAATTCGCCGCGCGGGATACTTCGAGGGGTATACGGATGTACCCCTCGAAGCCTTGAGATCAGGCGGACGCAGCCACGGCGGCGGAAGCGTCTCCGCCGGCCCCTGTCGCCGCCGGCTGCGCGCCGGGGTCACTGCCCTGGATCGCAGCGGTCTGCGCTTTGATCTTGGCGTCGGCGGCCTGGATCGCGGCGTCGGCGGCGGCCATCTGGTCGGCGGTGAGCGTCGTCCCTCCCTGATAGGCCGCGTAGAGCGCCCTCAGCGCGGCGACGTCGGTCGCGTTTTGCGCGATCGCTGCGTCTTCAGTGGCCTGGTCGGCCTGGAGTGCCGCCTCGTCGGCCTCGATGTCTGCAATCGTTGTCATTTCTACCCCCAATTTTTCACTGAGCGCGGCCACCCTATCCTCAAGGATCGACACGCGCATAAAGATATTCACCCGATTTCTCCCTTCTGTTTCTTGTTGGCAGCGGCCCTCCTTTCGCGGGGCGTTATAAGCACTGTAGCGCGAATCTCCTTGATAGACACGACACTCGCTGGCCCATATTTTCTGGCATCTTTGAGAGCTATGCCATGTGCCTGTTTCAAAGTGATTTCTTCTCCTGCCACGATATAGATGCTAGTTGACGTGCCAGCGAGGCCGGATCCGACCGCGACTTCAAAAACAATCTGCATTTTAAGTCCCTTTCAGTGCGCTTTTCTCCAGCAGGTCATAAGCCGCCTGCGCACGGTGGAATTTTTCAGGATCGCCGCCCGCGTCGGGATGATGACGCTTCACGGCGCGTTTCCAGGCATCGCGGCGCGCCTCCGGGTCGTCGATCAATCCTTGATAGAGTTGCGAGGACGGACCGTATTCCCCGGCCAGGTCGAGCAGATCGCGGGCGGCACCGATCTCGGCGGGCAGCGTCTGCGGAGCGGGCAGCGCTTTCCAGCCTGCATACTGGACGGCATCCTCCTCGACCCCGTACAAGTTGGCGTGCCTCAGATGCTGCAGGTTACTGGCGAGCGCGCGCAGGTTATGTTCCCACTTCATAAATCGATCAAAGGCGCGCCGGCGCGGGCCGGCCTTTGTCTCGAACGAAAGGATGACGCCGGGATGCTCGGCGCGGGCATCGGCACGCGGCAGTCCGTCGAGTCGAATGTCGCGCTCCCGGATGGCGATCTGCAGGACGATGCTTGTCGCGCCAAGCTCCTGCAGTTCGTATTTGAGGACGCGCAGTGTGTCTTTCAGGGGCGCGGTGTAGGGCGACGCTTCGCGATCATAGGAAGCCCGGAGCTTGCCCGGCCAGAGATCGACGGGGCGCAGGGTCAGGCCGAGGGCGTCTTTGAGGGTTGCCCATGATGTGCTCATTCCTCGTCCTCCGTCAGCGCTCTCACGCTGACGCCGAAGGCGCGACAGAGGGCCACCAGGAGCGGATGCGTCCCGAAGTTGGATCGATCCCCCTGGTCGATGTCGACCTGCTCGGTAGTGACGGTGATCGCGGTCATGCCGCCGGTGCCTCCTGCGGGGCCGCGCAGGCGCTGCAGAGGTCGTATTCGACCCATGTGCAGCCTCCCTCGCAGCCGGCTTCGTCCGTGCAGCCGCATTCCCGGCAATAGGCCACGCCGGGGCCGCAGTCGCTGCAGTAATAAGCGCCCCGAGGTGTCACAAGCTCGCCGAACTGGCTGACATGGATCCCGCAGGTGAGATAATCCCACAGAGCGCGGCCCACGAGTGGCCTCGCTGGCGGCGCTGTTTTGCATTTCGCGCAGCGCACCGGTGCAGAGGAGACATCTTCGGCCTGCACCTCCTCTGCCGACGCGAACCATTCGAGTCGCGCGAGTTGGTCTTCCTGCGCGCTCTCGACGGCGCGTTTGATGTCCTGCCTCAGCCGTGCCTCCGCGAGCAGGTAGAGAAAATCTAAGGGGCTGAGAGGACCGAACTGGGCGCGCGCTGCCGAGGGCATCTCGCAGTATTGTGACCATCGCTCGGTCAGCGTGATACCGCGCCGCGCTGCCGCCTCCTGACAGATCTCAAATTCCAAAGAACGAAAGGCATTTACTCCGAACAGCCAAATGGAGCGCTCCAGCGCAGGGGCCTCCCAATCCGCGCCGGCGGCGTCCATCGAAGAGATCGCCTTTTGCAGCAGCCCCTCCGACCTCGCGGCCAGCAGCGCGCTGCGGCGTTCCTTGTCTGCTTTTTTGAGTGATTGGTAACGCTTAGGATCGTTGCAGATGGCGACCGGCTCACCCTGGTAGCCCTTGACGACCTGCCTGCACTCGCACGCCTCCGAGCAGCCGCCAGGGGCGGCATCGGGGATGTGCACAAAGCTGTCATATTTGAGGCTCCTGAGATTGGCCGTGATGCCTGCCGCTTTGTCGCTGTCGGCGCGCACCCTGTCCGCCTCAGTCTTCTGGGCTTTAGCGGCGCGCTGAAGTTCGTTGTAATGTTCGGGACGGAGGCAGTAACCCCGGCTATAGTTATCTTTGATGAACGCCTGGAAGGGGCACTGCTCGCAGATCGTTCTCCAGTCGAAAAGTGTTTCATACCCGACTTCACGCGCCAGTTTGTCTTTTTTAAGCACGTCCGTGACTTCGTGAGGGACGCCCTTCTCCAGCGTGTGCGAGCTGATCTTGTCCCGCGCGACGACGTCAGAGATCGCGTCGGCGACCGCCGGCGATGCGGCGTAGCGCTTGATGACGAGCGCCTGCGAGACAGAGAGTTCACCCGTGGAGATTTTCGCCTGAGAATTCGCGGGCAGGTCGAGCAGCGAGATCGCCTTGGTGATCGCCGGCTGGCCGCGCCCCACTTTCGCGGCGATCTGCGCATGGGTGTAGCCCATTTGCGAGAGATCGCGATACCCTATTGCCTCCTCGATGGGGTCAAGCTGGCGTCGCTGGATATTTTCGACGATGGCGCGCTCCCGGTGCTCCCGGTCGTCCATGACCCGCACGAGGGAGGGGATCGTCGTCCGTCCCGCGAGATGCGCGGCCCGCCACCGGCACTCACCCATAACGATCGAGAAGTATGCTCCCATTGGCCGGACTTCGATGGGCTGCATCACTCCGTGCTGCCGGATGCTCTCCGCGAGCTCGGCGAGGTAGTCGGCATTGAACGTCTTGCGCGGGTTCAGGGGGCTGGGCCGGATGTCCGCGATCGGAAGTTCGAGGACGGTAAGAGAAATACCGAGGACGGTTGTTTCTCCGTCGATCTCGGGGGTTGTTTTTCCGTCAATATTGGAGATATGGCCGGCGCCGTTATGCCGCGCGGCATGATCCGCTGCGGGCGGGGAAATGGTTTTGGGCATCAGGGATTCTCCTCTGTGGGACCGGCGAGGTTTCGCTCGGCCTCGGACATGCTTTCAGCGATGACGGAGCGGACCCACTCCGGACCCTCCCCGCGCTGCATCGCCGCGGCGATCTCGGCTTGGGTCGGCAGGAAAACGTCCTGCTCCTCGAACTTCCGGCGCATCCGGTCCTGCAGCCAGGCGGCACGATTGCGGACCGGGTCGGAGGTATCTTTCAGGCGCTCGGCCAGGTCAAGGACGGAGCCGCGCCAGATCTCCTCGATGAGGCCGCAGGCGTCACAGGCGGTGTAGAGGTGGACCCAGAGGCCCCGGTTTTTCGGGCTGTCCCCGGTGTCTCGCAGGACGGCGGAAACCGCCTGATTACGGATGACCCGATCGACCTCGGCGGCCAGCCCCGGCGAGGCAGGGACCGGCAGCGGCGGCGATTCCAGGCGTGAGGTTTTGCGTGAGGTTTTTGTGGCCGCCTCAACGTTATCGATATCGATAACGTCTCCGGAATCAGAGATCACTTTGTGATCTTCTTTTTCTGAGACGATAACGTCTCTTACGCGTACGCGGAAAACCTCACGTTGATTTTCATCAAAACCTAACGCAGAAGCGTGAGGTTTACTCTCACTAGGCGTGAGGTTTTGCGTGAGGTTTTTCTCGAAAGCCTCACGCATCGGCGTCATGCCCGAGTCGCCATTGGCGGCCGAATTCGGCGGCTCGTCCGGCGCCGCGCCGCTGCCGTAACCGTTGCCGTTTTTGCGACGATACGCGGCCCGTTGGCGCTCGGCCTCGGGGCTGTTGCTGTAGCGGCGGCCTTCCTGGAGGCGCGGGGTAAGGCCGTTGCCGCTGCTGGGCGCGTCGCCGCCTGCGCTCTGCCCCTGCGACTGATCTGCGAGATAGGTCAGGTAGAGCGCGCCGTCTTCGTCGATCTCGATCAGGTCGATCTCGGGGCTGCTCCATTTTTCAAGGCGCTTTTCGAATTTGGCCTGGTTGATGCCAAGCGTATAGCGCAGCTCCTCGCGCCGCCGCGCAGGGATGGTGTATGATTGGCACGAATTCAGGGCGAAGTCGAACACCTGCAGGAGATGACGGAATTCATGCGCGCTCAGCATGCGCATGAGGCGCATGTCGTGGGCAAAGGAGGACGGCAGGCAAAGGCTCACTGTGACAATCTCCTCTCAGTCATTGGTATGCCCTGAGAGAAATGCTGGGACGGGCTTGCTAAGTGGGGGGGGGCATCCGTGAGGAGCGTACGGATTTCGCGGTGTCGGCGAGCGGCCTGCTGGTAGTTGAGCGTGAGCCTGTTGATGACCTGCTCGGTGTCGTTGACCTGGAGTCCCAGGTCGAGTGCATGGCGCGCGTGCTCGACCTGCATCCATGCGATTTCAATTTCGATAAATTTCGCCATCGCGAACCGAAGGCCGTCGATACTGTGATCGATTGGGGTATAATCCGCATCAGGATTGGGCGTTCTGGGCATTAGGGCTTCCATTCTAGCAGGCGTTTCCGGTGAGGCGCCTGCTTTTTCTTTGTGTCTCGTCGCCCTCTCAATTTGAGAGGGCGTGCCGGCGAGATTGTAATTTTGCGGTTAAGCGGCTGCCGGGAATTCTCTTTCCCCGGATTCCAGGGCGGCCACAAACTCACTGTGAGGCATCGATGTCATGCGCTCGCCGTCCACACCGCCCTCAATTTCGAGGGCCAGGTATGTTTTACACTGCGAGCATTCGCCGCCGCCGATGTTGACGCCCATCATCATCGCGATCGATGGTGCTGCCGTCATTGAGTGGCCGCAGACGGCACATGTGACTTCGTATCGCTCTTTCACGCTCGCGTCTCCGTGCTGTCGATCTCCTCGATCTGTTTCTCAAGCGCCTCGATTCTGTCGATCGTGCCTGCGATGGCATTCGCGATGTGCCGACGCGCGCGGTGATCCCGCGAATGCTCCAGCGCGGACTGCCCCTCCGCGAGCGTCTGCCGCGCGGTGTTCAACCTCCACGCGAGCCGCTCGCGCTTGGTGAGAGCGCCCAGCCGGGCCATGGTGTTACTCATCACAGGGATTCCCCTCTCATCGCAAAATGGACAGGTCCGGCAGATCGAATTTCTTTAGCTCCTCGATCCGCGCAGACAGCAATTTGAGCGCCGCGACATAGGCGATCCCCTCCGCGCTCGCGTGCCAGGCTGCGTCCTGCGTCATGCAGTAGACGCTGGCCTCGTCAAACATGTCTTCCAGCGTCATCCCCGCGCTTTCGAGGTTCTGGCGGGTGATCTCGATCGCGCGGCGGAATTTGCGTTTGCCTCTGGTCCTGTCCGGCCAGGGGAGGCGGAGTGAAATCGGCATCGACATCGATCAGGCCCTCCTTGCAGTTGTAAGGGCCGCCTGCTCGCGGCGCTCAATCTCCGCCTCAGCTCGGCTGATCCAGGACTGCCACCGGCGGTAATCATTTTCTGTGCCCCACCCCTCGTCCTCGTGGAGGTTGACATAATGCGTCCAACGCGCAATATCCCTGCGCAGCTCAAGGGTGGCGGCGGCGGCGATATACTCGTCCATCAGCAGGCCCTCCCCTGCCAGGCCAGGCGCGCGGGGCGCGCCAGAAGCCGCGCCTGACAGGACGGGCAGACGGTCAGATTGGCGCGGTTATTGCGCGCGCGGCGGACATGGGCCGACGGGACGCTGCAGACCGTGCAGCAGAGGCGCGGCGCGCCGGGTTTTGTCATCGCGCTGCCCTCTTTCTCATGGCAAACAATTGTTCGCTTAGGCATGGTATTCCTCCCCGTTTTGCGCCACATCCGCAGCATTTGTTGCAGTATTTTTCGCCGGTTCGCGGTACCGGTAATCCGAGAGGCCTGAAGCGATTGCGTCCAGTTCTGATTCCGCCAACTCTAAGTGGAAGAGGCTGGAAAAGCCACCCTTGTAGTTGTGGACGCCTTTGATGGCCGCGGTGAGAATGCCGCAGCGCGCGAGTAGCGCATCCCGCTCCTCATCCGTCATGGGCCGCAGATGTGTCACTTGTCATCGCCTCCGATCTGTCGCGGCTCAATGGAAAAGAAAAATGGATCCTCTTCCTCGGAATCCTCAGAGGAAGCGCCGACGGCGCGCCCGGAGGCGGTCAGCGCGATCTCGCCCGCGCGGGCCGCATCGTCCCAATCCGCCCAGGGGCCGCGCGCCTTGGCCGCCCACTGTCCGCGCGATCCCAAAACAACTGACCGGGGGCGCTTGACAAACTTTCCTGACTGTGTTAAAATTCCCACTGAGAATATCTCCTCTCATTGATCGACCGCGCTCAGATAAGATGGTGCTTATCTGAGCGCATTTCTTTTGACTCGCGCGCAGCGAGGGTGGATACCTAGGCCGCCATTGCCGCCGGTGTGGTGGCCGGGGCCGGGGCCGACTTCGGAGCGCCGGACCGCTGGAGGTGGGCGCGCTCGGCGAGGATCGTCGTCGCCGCGTCCATATATTTCCCGGTGTGGGGAAACGTCTTGCCGTCCTCGGCGGTCTGCAGCCAGAAAGCCGGCTGGCCGTCCTCGCCGGTGGTCACGAGCAAAAAGCGCCGCCGCTCCGGGCCGCAGATCGAGCGGAACGCGATCACCAGGTCCTCGCCGATCGACTTCACGCCGCACAGCATCAGTTCCCCGCCGACCGCCTTGCGGTAGCGCGCCGGTTCCGTCGCCGCAAAGTCGATGATCCATCCGATCAGCCATCTCGCATCTTTCTCCGCGATCTCAGCAGGCGTCAGCTTCGCATCCGCCGCCAGCCGCCGGTGGATAGCCTCCCCCAACCGATCCGCCGCCGCCCGTCCCCGCCCATACCGCCCAAACCGATCAGTTCCCGTTGCCATTGATCTATCTCCTTAGTGGTTGTATATTGTAAGTATACGTGATAAGGTTAGATATGTCAAGAGTTAATATACAAATCGGAAACTATTTTTGACTTTCTGTGTCAAATACAACCGGAGATCCAAACAACCGGATAAGCGCTGCTAGAGTCTCAGGTCGCGGCATAGAGTGACCACTTTCAGCGTCATAGATCGTTTTTCTTGTGACACCTATGGCTCTGGCTATGTCCTGCACCGACCTTTCCCCGCGCAACGCAGCAAGGTTGTTTTTTAGCTGGCGCGGCATCTCTAGCGTTTCGCTTTGCATAATAATAATATACACCACGTTAAAGCCTGGTGTCAATAGCAGGTATAAATGTCACTTGCGAATATACAATCAAGTGCGTATAATATGACTATACATTCAGGATGCGAGCAGGTGTAAGGATGCAGACAGAAAACCAGACGTTCGGCGCTTATATCACAGAGTTGCGCGAGAAGTTAGGTATTTCTAAATCTGAACTCGCGCGCAGAACAGGCATGACGCGCGCCTATATAGGCTTTATTGAGGGTGATGACCAACCGGCAAGCAACGCGCCGCCACGAGTCGGGGAAAGCAATCTTAGGTTGTTGGCGAAGGAGCTAAACGTCAGTGATCAAGAAATGTTCGCACATGGGTTTTATCCCCCTGAAGGTTTCGTGCTTGTTCCCGCAGAAGAGTACCAATATCCCAAATTTCGGCCAATCCATTCCCTTATTCGGGAAGTTGGCCTAGATGAGCAAGACTTTACTGGTGATGATCTCACTGAACTCCACGGGTGTGTAGAAGTAATGATCGAAGGTTACGCGGCTAAAAAGAAGCGCAGACAGGCGGCATAAAATGAAACCAACTCACCTGATACTCGCAACCCTGATAATGACCGCCCTGGGCGTGACCTGTTTCGCGTCCAGCGCGGACGCGCCAATTGCTGTTTTTGTGGACGGAAAGCCAGCCGGGATCGCTTTGATGGTCAATGGCGTTTCGTATATCCCGCTCCGCGCCGTCAGTGAGGCGCTGGGGGCCAAGGTGGATTACGACTCGTCGGCCCATGCTATCCTATTGGATTTTTCGCACGCCGGTATCAAAAACGGGCAGCCGATCAATGCCCCACCGCAATCCCCCACATCCGAACCGGCTACGTCCGCGCCAGCAGCTTCCCCCGCGCCAACCGAGCCGGATTCGGCAACCTATTATGTTGACGGAGATGCGACATCTGCCGACGTCACCTATTCCAATAGCGACGGTGGCACCGAGCAGCAGACAGTTTCCCTGCCCTGGCAGCAGACGATCTACCCGGAAAAAGGAGCCTTCCTCTATATTTCTGCTCAAAATCAAGGCAATAGCGGCGATATCAAAGTGGAGATTGACGTTGATGGAAGCATTCGTAAATCGGCGAAATCGAGCGGGGCGTATAGTATCGCGAGCACAAGCGACACGATGTAAAAGGGCGGCCTAAAAAGGGAGGGGATTAAGACCGGGAACGCCTTCGCCTTCGCCGCCGCAGGGCTTTCTCCAGGCTGTGAAGAGCCGCCATCGCGATGAAATAACCGGCGCAGGAGCCGGTGAAGGATGCGAGCACGGCTACGAGTACAGCCTTATCCGGCAAGTAGATTACAAAAGAATGTACCATACCTCTATTTTACCACATGCGATTCAATGAGAGACGACCGCACGCGCGCCTACGGCTGGACGGGCCTCGGCCTGGTCGGGCTGTACGCGCTCTATCATCTGGCCTTGTGGATCGCGCGCGAATGGACGAGAGGGCGATGAAATAGACTGCCTTTGCCACCCTGCGCCACGCATGATATAATGACCAGGCGCGCACTCATTTTAATCGAACCGGTTCGGCATTGAAACGTTATACGCGCACTACTTGACTCCTTCTCCTTCCTCTTGCTATAATAGTGTAATCCGTTTGCGCATAACTCGCAACCGGAAATACAGACGCAAGGAGAAGACCCATCTACGAAGCATTTTTCGGCCTGCGGGAGATGCCCTTCGGCACGCAGCCCTCTCCCCGGTTCGCCTACCCGAGCGCCGAGCACCAGATCGCCGTCGCCAAGATGCGCTATGCCGCCGATCAGAAGCGGGGCCTCGCGCTCTTGATGGGGCCGGTCGGCAGCGGTAAGACCACGATCGCGCACCAGCTCCAGCGGACATGGGCGGCAGACGACGGCAAAACGGTCGCCTTCCTGCCGAGCGCGGCGGTCCGCAGCCCCGGCCAGTTCCTGCGCCTGGTCTCCGAGGCTTACGGCCTGGTGCCGGTCCGGATCGCCGCGGATAACCAAAAGATCATCGAGCGGTTTTTGCTGGAGGAGTATGCGGCCGGCCGCCATCCCGTCCTGCTGATCGACGAAGCGCAGACGATCCACCCCGACAATATCGACGTGCTGGCCGCCCTCTCCAATTTCCAGACCGCTGAGGATAAGCTGATTACGATCGTACTGCTCGCGCAGGACAATTTCCCCAACAAGCTCTCGCGCAAGGACGCCTTCCGCAGCCGGATCGCGGTCGTCAGCAACCTGGATCCGCTCGCCTTTGAGGATATGAAGGGCATGATCGAGCACCGGATCCGGACCGCCGGGGGCGCCGGCGCGGACGCGCTGTTCGAGGCGCGCTCGCTGATCGACATCTACAATATCACCAGGGGAGTACCGCGCGACGTCTGCGTCCTCTGCGATGCGTCACTCGTCAACGCCTACGTGCGCGCCGAGACGGTGATTTCCCCGGCCGTCGTGGCGGCGACCTACTCCGAGATGGTGGCAGCCAAGAAGTGGCCGGTGAAGGCGGAGGGCGCCCAGAAATGAGTACGATCCAGGACCTGCAGCGCGTCAACCTGCAAAAGATGGCCGCGCGGGAAAGTCAGTCAGCTAGTCATATGACTGATAATATGACTGATAATATGACCGGTCAGGAATCTGACAAACTGACTGACCGACTGACCAGCTTGTCGGTCAGCTTACCGACCGACCAACCTTCTGACCCACCGGCTGCGAAGTCGGTCATCCATGCGATCCGCCAGGCGGCGCGCGGGCTGCCCGAGAAGCCGGTCTACAAAACCGTCACGCTCAAGATGCGCCCGGACCTAGACGCCCAGGTCGAGGCGCATTGCCGGCAGACCGGGAGGCTCAAACAGGACGTGATCCACGACGCGCTGACGCTCTACTTTTCCGTGCTGGAGGGCGGGGAAGATGAGTGAGTTTGCAGGCTTCGATCCCCCGGACGCTAATTTTACGCCGACGCCCAATCAGTTTTTCGACCGCGTGGTGGGCCGGCATGAGCCATGCGTCGTGACCGTGGTCGCCATCCTGATCCGCGCGACTCTGGGCTGGCGCAGCGCCGTGACCGGCGGCCGGCGAATCGAGGCGGACCTGCCGCTTTCTGAGTTCGTCCGGCGCGGCCTGAGCCAGGAGTCGGCGCGCAAGGGCCTGCGGCTGGCCGAGGAGGCCGGCTTTATCCGCAAGACGGCGCCGGCCGGGCCGCGCGATCCGGCGCGGTATGCGCTTCGCTGGGCGGACGCGAAGCGCCAGGACGAAGCGATCAAAATGGAGAGGAGGGCGCTGGGCGAAAAGCGGAGGGTACTAAAATCTAGCACCCTAAAATCTAGTACCCTAAAATTTGGCACCCCTTATAGTAAGGAATCTGAAAGAAATCCTTCAGAAGAAAAAAAGAAAGAATCTGAAAGACAGATTTCATCTTCGATTTTGGGAGAGGAGAAGCCGGTCGAGGCCGCACGGCGCGTACTGGCGGCCGCAGATACGCCGTTCGCGCGGGACCTTCGCCGTCGGCGGGGAGAGGGGTAATCACCCATCGAGCAGGTCGCCCAGGATCGCTGTGATCTCCCCCTGCTGGTCGCTGCGATTGTCGTCATAGATCGACAGAGTCCGGATGTCCGCGTGCCGGCTTAGTTTTTGGACGCGGCGGATGTCGCCCCCGGTGGCGTCCAGGGCGGCGGTGATTGCGCTGTGGCGCAGCTTGTGCGGTGCGAGTGTGAGGTCGACCTGCTTGCCATAGGCCGCGACGATCGCGTAGAGTCCCCCCGCCCGCAGCCGCGCGCCGGCCAGATGCGGCCGGCGGTCGCAGGTCAAAAAAAGCGGTCCGGCGGTATGCCCTGCCATGAGGAGGTAGTCGCGGATCGCGTCCACGGTGGCAGCCCGGATTGTGACAAACGATTTCTGCGTTTTGCCTTTACCGAGGATTGCGATTCTGCGCTCGCTGCCCTCGAAATCGCAGACGTCGAGCGCGCAGGTCTCCTCCCTGCGGAGTGCATTTTCGCAGAGCAGCCGCAGCAGCGCCAAGTCTCGCTTTCCGCGCAGCGTGGAGCGGTCCGGCAGGGCGATCAGCCGGCGCAGGTTCGCGAGGTCGGTCCCGCGCGTGTCGCGGTACCGCTCCTGTTTTTCGCTGTCGATGAGCTTCTGGCCGTTAACCGCGCAGTACCCGAGCCGGTGCCCGAGCGTCAGCAGTGAGCGAATGGCCGCGAGGCGCAGGTTGATCGTCGCTGGCGATCGACCATCGGCGCGCAGGCTGTTGCGGTAGGTCGCGAGCTGCAGGGCGAGCTGCGGCGCGGACTGGGCGAGGAAGGCGCGGACCAGGGCGGCGTCGGGAGGCGCGCCATACTCCGCCTCGAAAAAATGCTTCAGCGCGGCCTTGTAGGCGCGGCGTGTCGTATCGACGCGCTGGTCCTGGAGCAGGAGCGCAGCGATGTTCAGGCCCGGCGCCAGGGATCCGGGCGAGGCAGGCAATGTTATCAGGGGGCTTGCCCCTGATTTTATCAGGTCAGTCATAATGGCTTCCGGCGCTTCCGATCTCATCAAAATTAGCGCCTCTGCTATCGATGATACTGTATAATTTGGCCGGGTGTCAATGGTAGTGATAATGCGCCTTTTCGACACCAACCCAAAAGCCCAATCCCGAAAAAAAGTTGAAAATATTTTAATTTAACGTCAAAATAGTATTGACAGGATTTTAATCCGACGGTATAATAACAATGTAAGAAAAACAAAGCCGGCGGGCAGACGCAGAGGAGAAACGACGATGGCAGCAGCACAGACAATCGCTGGATACACGACCCCAGAACTCGCGAGCGAGTGGCTGGACAACTACAGCCGATACCTCACCGAGACGCTCGAATTCCACGCTGACGACGAGGAATTTCGGGAAGACTGCGCGGGCGGCGTCCCGGCGGAAATCCTGAATACCTCGGAGCAGGAGGCGTGGAACATCCTCCGCGCAGAGTTCAGCGCGTTCGGACTGGACGCGGAGGCGGAGGAAGCCATCAGTGAGATTATCACCACGTGGCGCGAGGACGGCACTCTGACAAACGCGATGCACGCGCAGCTTTCGCGAGTTTGACCATTACGCAGGGGCGCGGCTGCACAACGCGCAGATGGAGATTAAGATGGAAACGACGACAAAAACCTACGAGGCAATGACATTTGAGACGCTGGACGTGACGCATTTGCTCATCCTGTGTCCGCGCGGATTCGCCAACGAGCGCAGCGTTGTACCGATCCCCGGGACGTGCGCCTACGACGCCGAGCGCCTCGTCCAGCAGGTCAACCCTGACGATCAGGCCGCGCTCACCCACCTCGTCCCGCTCGCTGATGCCGCTCGCGCAGACCGCAGTCGCGCAGGCAGGATGCTCACAGATTTCTACGCTCGCGACGAATACATGGACTATCTGTACTGCGATGGCCCGCTCATGGCGTTTCGGCGCGAAAATGAGGTTGTCGATGCCCACTAACGATGTTACGCTCAAGACCTGCAGGGGCTGCCGCCAGTCCCTGCCGCTCGTCTGCTTCTGGCGCGACGCCAGCAGGCGCGACGGCAAATTCACACTCTGCAAAAACTGCGCCTCGATCAAAATGTCCGCCTACTGGAAACAGGTCTACTATCCGCGCCGGCGCGTGGAGTTGATCGAGAGAGTCCTTCGACGCAAGCGCGAACGGAGGGAGGCCCAAAACATTGAAAAATGAACTTTCGACCGAGGACCGGCCAGGCAAAGGCGCACCAGGCCGCAAGCGCCGGCCTGGTGCGGGGCGCAAGCCCAAAGGCGACATGGCGCTGCCCGCCAAACTCTGCCTCTATATCTCTGACGAGGCGGACGCAAGCCTGCGAGCCTGGGCACGCGTCGAAGGCGTGGAGCGGACCGACATCGCGCGGCAGATGATCGAGGCCGGCCTGCGCGAGAAGCAGATGCTCTAAGAGGCCGGGAAAAACCCTAGATTCTTTCGGCAGTATCTCAATCCTCTAAAGCGCGCCCCGGATGCTGCCGATAACAAAATCAACCATCCATATTTCTCCCCCGCGCGATGTCCCCCGGTTTCCGCGCGTGGTGACTGCTGAGGCAGGCATAGCCACTGCTTCGCCTGCCTTGTCCCTGTTGTCAAGATCGCCGCCCGCTGACCCGCCGCCTCCCGAGGCGGCTTTTTTGACGACTCCCTATGACTGACGACTCTTTGTGAGGCGCTTATGCCGACGATCCGCCGATCTCCCGCCAAAACCGCCCGCGCCGAGATGCGCGCCCGCGCCATCCGCCTGCAGGCGGCCGCCGATCGCCCCAGTTTTTCCCGTGCCGCCGCTGCGCTGACACCATCCGAGCGGCCCTCTGCGTGGCCGAGCGGGATCCAGGAACTGGCGGGCAAAATCCAGCGCCAGGAGTCCCGACGCCTGCATGCGATCGAGACTCCGGTCACGAGCCGAGAGCGGCGGATGCTCACGCAAAATATGCCGCGCGGCATCGTCGTGGCGATGAACGATCCCGCTCCCTGCGAGCTCTGGTACTTCTGATGAGCGATCCCGTCAAACCTTCCGATGTGCAGCTTGGGCGCATCTGGGAGCTATTCGCCGAGCTTGATACGCCGCCGGCGGAAGCCGTCGCCGCCCTGCTCAGGCATAACAATATCGAGGTTTCCGAGGAGGAGGCGGCGGAGCAGATCGCCGCGGCCAAAAGCCGGAACGCGATGCAATTTCTCACTCGCCGCCCGGATCGCGGCACGCACTCCGGCTGGCTGCAGCGCATCCGCCGATAACGTTTTCCCGCTGCCCTGCGCCCGCCCCCAATGCCCGGTGCAGGTCTGCCCCAGGGCCTTCCCCTCCTTTTTCTTGCGCCCTGGGGATCAAATTTCCAACATGGACACCATCCTCGAAACCAATGCGGCGATAGTCGCCCCTCGGAAGGGTGCCTCCGGCCCGGCTGTTGAAAGCGTCCGCCAGGCTTATGACGGCACCCTGGATCGCCCGCGCCCGGAATGGATTCGCGGCGAGTGCCCGGCCTGCGGCGATGACCTGGTGAGCAACTGCTACTATGTCGGCGGACGGGGCTACCTGATCTGCCATGAGTGCTGGAGCAGTTTAGGCGCTGCGCCGACCTGCCGCTACCGAAAGGTTTTGTGATGAATTCACCTGTCAACCACGCCGCGCTCGCGCTTGTCGCGCTGGGCGCCCCGATGATCTGCCCCGCGCCGACGGCGACTGCCCCACCATCTCGCGCCGCGCGGCCACGGGCCGGCAAGGGCGCAGTTGTGCGCATGGCGCCGCCGACGCGCGAAGAGCTTTGCCGCCGATCTGAGCGCAGCGCGGGCCGCAGCGCTCCGCGCCATCCGGGCCTCTCGTGCCGCCGCCGCATTTACAACCGCCGCCTGATCCGCGCGATCCGTGAGGGCCTGCGCTGATGCTTCTCCTCGTTATCCTCGCGATGCTGATCGTGCTGCTCTGGCCGCTGCTGATGACCTGGCTCCTCCGTGCCCGCAAGCGCCGGACCATCCGCGACAGCGCATGGTCCCTTTGGGAGCCGTTCGACCGCAAGCGCCGCCGCGAGATCGAGCGCACGCAGATGATGATGCTTCGCGACCTCCAGTTCTGATATTCTGAAATCTTTGAATTCTAGGCGGTGAAACTCCATGACGCTTGTCTGGCTTGCTACCCTGCTCGTCTATGGCTGCCTCTTCGGTCTCGGGCATATCGCCCCGCTATTCTGGCTGCTGCTCGCCCCGATGATCTTGCAGGACATCTACGACAATCGCAGGCGCCGCCGCTGAGGATAACCCATGCCTGATGGACGCGGCGGCGCGCGCGCCGGAGCGGGCCGCAAGCCCAAAGCCGAAAAATACGAAACCGAGATCAACGTCGCCGAGCGGCGGATCGCGGACAAGCTGCCGGCGATCATCGGCAAACTGGAAGAGCTCGCGATGGGCGGCGCGGTGGTCGTCAAACGCAAGCTCGCGCCGGCCATACTGGTGACGACGCGCGAATCGGGCCGCGACAGCAATGGCAACCCGATCTCGATTGAGGTGCGCGCCTTCCCCGCCGAGACCAACCCGAAAAAAATGGTGGTGGTCGAGGAGACGCGCGAGGCGCTGGCGCCGGACCGTGCCGCGATCACCTATGCCATCGACAGGATATTGGGGCGGACGACGGCGGTTGTGGATGCGGCCGTGACGACGGATCTCGGCGGGGATGCGCTCTCGCTGCTGAGGGGAATATTGCGTGGCGACGACGAAGGGGCTAGCGCTGGCGAGGAAGCTGTGGGGCTGGGAGCCTCATAGCGACGGTCAGCGGCAGTGGATGCTCTGCGACGCGAAGGTTAAAGTGGCGGCTTGCGGCCGTCGCTGGGGCAAAAGCGAAAGCACCGCGATCGACATCGTGCTTTATGCGCTGGAGTGCCCGAACACCATTCAGATCATCGTCGCGCCGACCGCCGATCAGACGAACGTCATTGTCGATGAGGTCAAAACCCGTCTTCTAGCCGTGCCGGGACTGGCCGACTGCCTGCTCGTGCGGCAGTCGCCGTATCCGCTTCTGAGGTTTCGGGACGGCAAGGGGATTCTCACCGCGACGACGATCACAGCCCGAACAGTTGGGACGGACGGCGAAGGGCTGCGCGGCAGGCACGCTCACCGGGTCATCGAAGACGAGGCGGCCTACATCCCTGACGAGGTCGAAGACAACGTCATCACCCCGCTGCTGGCCGATTACGATGGCGACCTCATCAAAGTTTCGACTCCTGCGGGACGCGGACACTTCCGCAACGACTACCAGCGCGGAACGGACCCGCTGCAGCCTCGCTATCAGTCTTTCCGATTTCCGAGCAGTGATAACCCTTACCTCTCGCGCGAATACCTGAAGAACGAAAAGGCCACCAAGCCGGAGCGCTCCTGGCGGGTCGAATATCTGGCCGAATTCGCCGACGACGAGGGGCAGGTCTTCCGGGGCGTCGCAGAGGTTGTTGACGAGGGCCGCGCGGATGCCGAGCCGCCGCAGGTCGTGCCCTACCGTCCCGGAACCATCACCTATAGCCTGGGCGTCGATCTCGCGCGGGTCGAGGACTTCACCGTTCTTTCCGTGATGGACAGCAACGGCAGGCAGGTCTATTTCGAGAGGTTCAACCAGATTTCGTGGGAGCGGCAGTGTGCGGCGATCCGCGCCGTCGCCCTGCGGTACAAAGCGACCGTCTGGATCGACAGCACCGGAGTCGGCGATCCGATCTTCGAGGCGCTGCGGGCGTCCGGACTGCCAATCGAGGGCTACCAGCTCACGAATGCGAGCAAAGAAGCCCTGATCGATAATCTGGCGATGAAGATCGAGCAGAAGCAGGTCCGCCTGATGGACCAGCCTACACAGACCGGCGAACTGCTGTCCTATGCCTACGAACTGACCGAGAGCCGAAACATTCGCATGAACGCGCCGAAGGGGATGCACGACGATACCGTGATCGCGCTGGCGCTCTCCGCATGGGGCCTTACTGCGCGGCGACCCATCCGCGTGATGAAATGGTAACGGCCACGGCCCATAAATGGTAACAATGACCCCAGTTTGCTTTTTTGAATATTTTGTCGCCGCCGCGCTGGGACTGATCCCCGTCGGCGGTGTGCTGGCTGGCCTATGGATGGCCGTCCTGCTGCTGGCCGGATGGCTCTCGCCCGGCCGTCCCCGCAATCCGAATTCTAAGCCTTAATCCGAATTCTAAACCTTGAACACACGCCAATATCTCCAGCGCGGCATGGCCGTCCTTAAAGGCGGTCTGCCTACCGGCGGCAGCGGTCGAGCGCCGCGCGCGTTCTTGTACGGGCTCCTGCCCGGCGCGAAGGTGGATTACCGGCGTCTGGCCGGCGACCTGTGGAAAAACAGCATCGTCTCGGCCTCGATCCACTGGATCGGACGCAACCTGCCGCAGGCGCCGCCGTGCGTCTACCTGGCAGGCCCGGACGGTAAAAAGAAGATCGTCTATACCCATCCGCTGACCAAGCTGCTGACGCGCCCGAACAAATTCTACTCGGGCCGCACGCTGCGCAAGGCGACGATGCTCAGCCTGATCGTCAGCGGGAATGCCTACTGGTATATTGTGCGCGGCATGGACGGCCTGCCGAAAGAGTTGTGGTACCTGCCGCATTACCAGGTGAGGCCAAACCCCGGCCCGGATACCGACAACTGGATTATCGATTACACCTACACCCAGAATGGTCAGGAAACGACCCTCAAATTCGAGGACGTGATCCACTTCCGCGACGGTCTGAACCCCGAGGCGATGTGGCTTGGATTGTCGCCGCTGGCAAGCGCCTTCCGCGAGATCGTCACCGATAACGAGGCCGCCGGGTATGCCGCCGCGATCCTCAAGAACATGGGCGTTCCCGGCTGCATCATCACGCCCAAAGAGGGCAAGCAGACCTTCGATCAGCCCGAGATGGACGCGCTCAAGGACGAGTACGAGGAGGCGACCCAGGGCGACAATCGCGGCAGACCGATGGTGCTGACCGGGCCGATCGATGTCAAGCAGATGGCGCTCTCGCCGGAACAGCTACTGATGGACACGGCGCAGGATAAGCCCGAGGAGCGAATTTGCGCACTGATCGGCATCCCGCCCGGCGTCCTGCAGCTCGGCGTCGGCATCAAGAAGAGCACCTACAGCAACCGGGACGCAGATACGGCCGCCGCGTGGACGATGTGCATCATCCCCATGCTGGACATTATTCACAGCGATCTCGACGTGCAGCTGCTGCCTTTCTTTGGCAATCCGGCGAGTGAGACCGTCGGCGCGGACTATTCACAGGTGCGGGCATTGCAGGACTCGACGGACTCCCTTTATCAGCGGCTCGCCGACGCGACGGGCGGGCCGTTTATTACGCCGAACGAGGCCCGCGCGCAGATCAGCCTCAAGCCCGTGGAAGACGGCGACAAGCTTTACCCGCCGAAAGCCGGGGGACGCCAGCCCGAGCCGAACACCCCGGCGGATGTGGCGGCGGAAGAGGCCGATCCTGCCGACCCCGAGGAAGATGCAGGCGCGGGCAGCGGAAAGGGCAGCGGCAAGAAGAAGAAGGCGGTCTACGGCGACGATCCGGACGAGGGCGACCTGAGCTGGGCGGACCGGGTGCTGGCCGAGATCGGCGGGATCGAGAGCCGCGATGACGAAGGCTGAGTACGGCAAGCTCATCCGTGACTGCCGCAAAAAGCAGCTTCTGCGGACGCGCGAAGAAGTCGCTCAGCTTGAGGCGATCTATCAGGCGGCAGCCGATTCCCTTTCAGCGAAGATCACGGCGCTCGGCGGAGAAGACAAGCCCGTTCAGCAGGCGCATCTCGCGAACCTGCTGGAAGGTCTCCAGGACGTACTGCAGAGCCTGCGGCGGGATACGGCCGTTCTGATGGAGACCGGGATGCTGAGCCTCGCGCAGACGGCGGCGGACACACAGGCCCGCGTCGCCGGGTTTGCCGGCGCTCCGGCGGACGGGCGGGTGCTTGCGACGCTTTCGACGACGCGGACACTGTCGGACGGCAAGCAGGTCTCGGTTAGTTTCGGGCGGGTAGCGAAGCGCGCGGTCGAAGAGGTCGCGAAGCGCGTCTACAGCGACGGCTACAAGCTGTCCGACCGCCTCTACCGCCTGGATGCGGCGGCCAAAAAAGCCGTGGGGGACACGATCACTCAGGGCGTTGCCGAGCAGATCAGCGCTCGTGCGATGAGCCGCCGCATTCAGGACACGATGACGAAGGCCGGCACGGACTGCCCGCGCTACCGAGCCGCCACGATCGCGCAGACCGAAATCAATAACGCCCACCGAGAAGCGCAGATCGCAAGCCTCTATGATGCCGACGGGAAGGCCAAGAGCTATGTCGCCGGCGTCGGCTGGAGACTCTCCCCCAGCCATCCGAAGGTATGCCAATGCGACCTTTTAGCGAGTGACGACCCCGACGATCTCGGCGCGGGGAACTACCTTGTGGACAACGCGCCGACCGCGCCCCATCCTCGGTGTCTCTGCTTTCTTGTGACGCTGCTCGTGGACTATCCCGAGTTGCAGTTCCCCGGCAAAGCGCCCATGCCGGATGATGTGCCGGCGCGACTGAGAAACGACCCATGATGCCTACCCTCGACATATCTCGACCCATCCGCAAGCAGTTCGAACTGTCCGCGAAAGGGACGACCCTCGAAGACAACTTCCTGAAGGGCAACGCGTCCGTGACGGGCGTACTCGACCGGGGGCGCGAAGTGATCTTCCCCGGCGCGTGGAAGAGCTGCCTGGCGTCGTTCCGGCAGAACGGGTTTGTGGCCGTGGGGCACGACTGGCGGGCGCTGCCGGTGGCGATGCCGACAAGCGTCAAGGAGGTGGGGAACCAGCTTCAGACCGAGGCGCAGTTCCACACCACTCAGGCCGCGCAGGATGCCCGCACGGTCTGCACCGAGCGGCTGGCAAAGGGCCTCTCCGTCGGCCTCTCAGTCGGCTTCATGCTCGACTTCGGCGATGACGAGAGCCTGCCCTATGTCTTCTTTGAGAACGGGCAGAAGCTGCTCGATTTCGCCAAGGCGAACGGCTACGACATGAGCCTCTTCGATACGAAGGGAATCAAGGCTTGTAAAGGTTACTGTCTCGGCATCCTCGCTATTGCCGAGCTAATCGAATACTCCATCGTCCCGATCCCCTGCAACCAACTCGCGCAGGCGACCGAGGCGAAGGGCTGGGCGACGGAGATTTCATCGAAAGCGAGTGAGATTTCGACCGAGCGCGACTTTGAGGCGTTCCTGCGGGAGGCAGGCTTCAGCCGCAAAGACGCAACGGCGGTTTCGCTCCATGGGTTCAAGGGCCGTCAGCGGGATGCTGAAGAGAATAACGATGACAACCGTGCGCAGGATTTGACCTACCGCACGCTGAGCTTGCGGATGGACGCACTGCGAACGCAAGGCCCGAAGTGATCGGGCACATTTTGACAACATGAGGCATCCCGCCTCGGAGAACAAGACATGAATCTGAAAGAGCTTCAGGAACGCTTTAAGAACCTGATGACCCAGGCGGAAGCCATCCGCCTGAAATACGAAGGCAAGTCCGCGACGATGACCGGTCAGGAACAAACCGAATGGACGAACCTGATCGATGAAGCCGACCGCGTGAAAGGGCAGATCGAAGCCCTGGAGCGGCAGGAGGGCCTCGCAGCCTTCGCCGCCAAGAGCGCCAACCCGCTGCCGACCGGCGATCCGGCTGCCCCGGTGAACGACAAGGGCGAGAAGGTAAAGGCCGACGCGCCCGATCCGAAGGCAATCGGCAAGAAATCCTTTAACAAATTCCTGGTGAAAGGCTTCTCGGGAATGACCGAGGAGGACCTGCGGGGCATCGCCGGCGTCACCGCGACGAAGGCGTATCAGGCTGACGACCCGGTGAGCGGCGGCTTTTTAATCGCCCCGCAGATGTTCGTCGAAGACCTCATCACGCTGCTCAAAGACGAAGTGTTTATGCGGGGGCTTGCGACCTGCTACCAGGTCAACCGCGCCGAAAGCCTCGGCATCCCGTCTCTCGATGTCGATCCGTCCGCCCCGGTGTGGACGGCGGAGATTTCGACGGGGAACGAAGACACGTCGATGAAGTTCGGCAAGCGCGACCTGAAGCCGCATCCATTGGCGAAGCGGGTCAAGCTCTCGAACAAGCTGCTGCGCACGGCGGCCATGGATCCAGAATCCATCGTCCGCGACCGCCTCGGCTACAAGTTCTCCACGACCGAGGAGAGCGCGTTCCTGAACGGAAGTGGGGCAGATCAGCCGCTCGGCGTCTTTACGCCGTCGGTGCAGGGGATCGGCACCGACCGGGATTTTCAGGGCAAGACAACCGGCGTCCTCAGCGCCGACGACTTTATCGGGACGCTCTACAACCTCAAGGGTCAGTACCAAAACCGGGCGACCTGGATTCTGCACCGCTCGATCGTCATGGCCGTGCGGCTGCTCAAAGACGCGAACGGCAACTACCTGTGGGCGACTGGCCTTGGGCCGGGCCTCGGCTATGCCGGCGGTCAGCCCGACACGATCCTCGGGCGGCCCTACAAGATGAGCGAGTACGCGCCGTCCAACGTTTCGAGCGGGGATTACGTCGCGATCTGCGGCGACTTCAGCCGTTATGTGATCGCAACCGCGCTCGACATGCAGATGCAGGTCCTCGACCAGCTCTACGCCGAGACAAATCAGACCGGCTATATCGCACGTATGGAGACGGACGGAATGCCCGTTCTGTCCGAAGCGTTCAGCCGCCTGATTATCAAGTAGGCGCACCTGATTATCAAGTAGAGCCGCCTCGCGACTTTGCCCAATTCACGACCTGGCCGGCGGGACTGATACGGTCCCGCCGGCGGAGAATAACAATATGAAGGCCATCAAAGATATTTACTCGGTGGTCGTCTCCACCGAGCCGGGGACGCATTCCACGACCCAGACAGGGGCGACCATCGACCTGGCGAACCAGCAGGAAAACTTGATCTCGATCATCGCCGGCACGGTCACGGACGGCACGCACACGCCGAGCGTGAACGACTCGCCGGACGGGACGACCTGGACGGCGGTCGATGCGAGTTTCATCGTCGGCGCGCCCGTCGCCCTGACCACGGACAGCGTGCAGAAATTCAGCTACATCGGCGCGCAGCGGTACCTGCAGACCGTCGTCACCGTCTCCGGCAGCCCTGAGACCGGCGCGGCGTACACCGTCGCCGCACTCGTCAAGCCGCGCAAGCTGCCATCTGCGTAGGCTGCGTAGGCTTCCCTCTCAGCGCCGAAGGCTTTCTTCGGCGCTGAACCCTTTTTGATTTGATTGGCTCCCCCTATGTCCACTCTCTGCACCTGGCCGTCTCCGGCGGAACTGGCCGGATTCATCGACTCGCTCGGCCTGGACGCGAAGGTGGCCGGCGGCGACGCCATGCGACTGAACATGGCGATGGCGATAGAAGCGTCGGTGGAGAAGTGGGAGAGCGTCACCGGCTACCGTCCATTCCTGAGCACACAGGCGACGCTGAGCCTCGATCCGCCTGGCCCCGACAAAGGGCCGGTGGGCGTGTATGCGGGCCTGATTGCGGAGGGCGGCGGGCGTAAGCTGTTTTTACCGTCCGGACTCTGGCAGATCACAGATTCGGAGGGTAATCCGGCGACCACGATCACCGTCGGCGTGACCGATCTCAACCCCGAGGGGCAGGTCGTCACACTGGGGACGGACTTCTGGCTCAGGCCCAACAACGCGCCCTTTTTCGGCAAGCCTTATTCCGGCATCGAGTTCCGCGTTCCGCAGTACGGGGAGCCGCAGAGCATTCTCATTCCCGGCCTGTGGGGCCGCGTGAAGACGCTTCCTCCGGATGTGCGACTAGCGATCCTGCAGAATGCGGCGGCGTCTATTGCGCCGAACCTGGGCCTGAACATCAGTGAGGGGCTTTATGAGTGGAAGCGCGGTGATGAAATGGAGCGTTATGGCGGCCCCGGCGACAGCAGCCCGCTCTCCGGCGAAGCGAAGCAGTGGGCGGCGATGTTCCAGGCAGCGGCGACGCGTTATCAGCGGGTGAGCATCACCTGATGTCGAACCGTATCCTCAAGATCAAGATCGTGCGTTCCGTGCGGACGCGGACGGCCACGGGCGGCTATACGCAGGTGGAAGCGCCGATTCCCGGCTCGCCCTTCCCGGCGCGCGTCT